GATTCTATTGGTGAGTGAATATTTCAAAGGGTCCTATTCCAGAGAATTTGGATCTGGCGAAATATGGAGAAATGATGCATCAAACTCCGCATTTTGCAGAGAATTGATGTATTCTTCTAAATTAAATAAGTCTATAATTCCTTTAGCATGTGCTAAGGGAACTGATTCAACTTTCTTACCCTCTTTGAGGCTAGAAACATTGATAGATTCATCGTCCATGTAATATGAACTTTGAACTGAATTATTTAATGAACCAAATAAGGTAAGAAGACACCTCGTGTTTCGCTTATCAAGCAATGATACATTATTTGAATACTTAGTATCCAATATGGTATCATCAACTCGAGCATTAAGTTCTAACAAGAACCGAAGTGCATCCGGGTTTATTTGGTCCGTTTCTCTAGAAACAGAACTTAACAGGTCAGGTATGGTAAATGTATCTTTGATACTTTCACCAGCAACTCTGTTGCTTTCGCGCTTACTTACAATTTGTTCGTAAACCACGATATGCCTTAACTTAGTCAAACTAAGATCGTTCATCTTGGAAAATTCCCAGATGTTCAGGCCTGAATTAACATAGTTATGGTAAAGAATTAACATAGTTTCCTTAGCAATTCGTTCGTCTCTAGATAGAGAAGCGCGTTCTTGCGAAGTAATTTTAAAAATAGGAGTGAGAATTAAACCGGTAATTAACGATTTAATCTCTTCACCCGAAATTATGTGAGTTCTCTTAAGTTCATCTGGAGTTAGAATTTCTAACTCCGGATACGCAGTATGAAACATAGTTGCAAAAGTCAACAATCTTTCGATTGTTTTATCGAAGCTAATTAACTTCGTACCTTCACCAACTGTTTCAACCAATACCTTACGTTTAAGATTTACTAAATCTGTAAACGTGGTATTAATTCCTCTTTCTCGCAAATGGAAAAGAAATGTAAGGATATAGAAGTTATTACTTCGCAATTTAGAAAATAAATTGGGTGAAATAACGCTATAATCCGATCCATTCCATGAATTCCTGGAAACAAACTCAACAAAGGATCCAAAACTTGAAACCTTTTTTGATTTTGATAAATTTATAGGAACGCCTATGGCTTCGAAGTGCTGAGGGATTTTACCTTCAGCATCTTCAACGACCATGTCGTCCCCGACTTCTATGAAGAAGGGGTCTTCGACATTAGGATATTCAATTTGGAATACATATTCCAAAAAGAGTAAATTAGTTAGCTGTGCTATTGCAAAGCTTCCTTTTGTTCCCATACCTTGTCCCTTTCCGTAACGAATCGTTTCGGAAGAGGAACCAATGTACCAAGGGCAATTGACTGCCAGTTTTAACCAAGAATTGGCTAAGTCTGACCTGAAAATTACCTTCATTATGATGTGTTGTAATGAAGATGGTAAATTATCAGTCCACTCTGTGGCATCTAAAGATACCAAATCGGAATGGTTTGGGAAGGCCATAATATGGTCCCAACCCCCGGAGTGCGATTTAAATGCACAGTTTCTTGGAAACTCTTGCATGGTAATCGAAAGAATTTTGGCTTCAATTGGAGCCAAAAGACTTTGTGTCCAGAAATCGCAAATTGCGATTACTCTGGATTTGTTTCCTTTATCGGGAATAGCTGTTAACTTACGCAGTCGCGCAAGTTCAACCTTAACCGATAAATTTTCTTCTTCGTACTTTTTAGCACGATCAAGAAAATAATTCAAGAAACCGTC